TGGGGTGCCGATCCACGGCACCTGCATCAGGGCTTGTTCCATCGCGCTCATACTTTCACCCAATCAAAGCAAGGGTCGCGTTGCTCTTGGGTGACGCAGGTGCAGGCCGAAAGACGGCGGCAAATGCGGCCGTGGATGGCGATGCCGCAGGCCACGTCAAAACCGGGGTTGTCCTTTTCTACCACTACAGCCTCGCGCACCGGCACCGATGCATCTTGCATATGTTTCATCAGACCGGAATTTTGTTTTTTGTTGAGGTCCTTGATCTTGACCACGACATAACGATGCTCTAATTCAGGAAACTGTCCCGACATTTTATCGTACTCCGAATAAGGATGAGGCCGACCCACTCTACGGGGTCGGCCTCAAAGGGGTGACATCAAACCATGTCTCCATGTTCGCCGTCAGATGTCACCGGACGAAACGGGGAAGGGAAGTTACCCGTTTCAGTTCACGGCTTGTTGTTGCCGCTTACTCTGCAGGCTGCTTCGGCTCTTTCGGAGCAGCCGGAACCTTGGCCGGTTTGGCGGCGGCTTTTTCAGCTGCGGCCGTTTCGCGGGCCAGTTTGGCGTCAGCCGCTTTCTTTTCGCGCTCAGCTTTCAGGTCGGCTTGGATCTTGGCCTTTTCGTCAGCTTTCTTTTGCTTTTCTTCGGCCAGCAGTTTGGCGCTTTCTTCCTGGCGGGCGTCGATGGCAACGCGGAATTCGGTCACATTTTCGGCGAAGGCCGATTCGATGCGGGCCGCTTTTTCGGCGTCTTTGGTGGCCATGCCGCCACGGATCAGGTTGCCCAGGAACATGCGTTGCTGGCCGACGTTGGCATTGCCGTATTTTTCGCGCAGGACGTCTTCAGCCACACCCACGATCTTGGACACGAAACCGTAGGTTTCTTCGAGGGTCGCGCCGACCAGGGCGACAGCAACGGCATCGCCGCTGTGTTTGGTGGTCGAACCGGACGCCGATTTGGCGGTCTGGTAGTTGTCGGTGTTCGGGCGGATTGCGGCGCCTTTAGGGGCGGCTGCGCCGCCCAGGTCGTTGCCTTCACCGGCTTCGGCCATGAAGATGATGCCCGGCAACATGGACAAACCGGCAAACAGGAAAGTGCGTTTCATTGGTGTTACCTCACAGACAGGGGACAGGGAAATTTCTGGAGCATCGCTTCCAAGACTTACATTGTAACATGGCCGCTGGCGGAGGTCAACCCTGCGCTTGTGCCGCTCGTCGGGCGAGCTTGGCAGCGGCCATGTCATTCCAATTGGCCATAGCAACCCGCTCGGCACGGCTGTTTGAAACAGTGTGGCAGCAATACACACTGTACTCATATCCGATGATGCTGACAGCCGTGCCAAACCCTTCCGTCAGATGGGTTATGGATGTTTTTGGCCGCCGTCCGCAGTCCGGGCACTTATAAATCAGTCTATACATCGCCGCCTCCCAAATCACGTTGCTTGCGCTTGAGGTCCTTGATTTCAAACTGCAGTTGATTGATTTTTCTTTGGTCCTGCAGGCGAGCCTGAGAGCTATCCGCATACGACGAGCTTTCTCGCAAGGACTTAATCCATTCCTGGCGCGCATCGATTTGGTGCTGCAAATCTGCGATATTCACAATTTATCCCCGAAAGCAAGCAGGAGAATAACGCAGGCCCAACCGGCGACGGCAGTCCAGCGCATAATCTTGTGGTGATAGCCATTGATGCGCAGGGTGTCAGTAAGTTCGAGGATCAAGCGATTTTTGTCCTCGATGATGTTCGATACGGACCCCGTAGGTATTTTCAGTTTCTCACCCAACTTGCGCTCGTTTGCGCATTCGGGGCATTCGGTGTTGCGGCCCACGAAATTTTTATGCAGTTGGCACATGTCCATCACGCTCTCCTCAAATGAAGTTTTGGCATGTGACCCCAACCAATGTGGGTTTGCCGTGGTTTGAACAGCGCATCAAGGATGTTGTGGCCTTCCTTGATGCGGCGGCGTACTTGGCACAGGGATACCGATACCAAAGGCGACCAGTAGTCATACTGCTCGGCAACAGTGCCGGTGTAGACTCCGACAGTGTATCTAGGCAGCCTGCTCTGTCTGACTTCGATCATGCGCAGGGCCGACTTCACGCGGTTCTCTTGACTGCCCAAGACGGACCGGTTGGCATAGCCCCGCACTTGGTCCACCGACTTGCCCAGGGGCGGCCACTTTATTTCACCGTCCATAGCGTCGGTGATGGCGGTCAGCTTTCGAAACGAAATGCCCAAGGCTGCAGCGACCATAGACCTCGACCACTGCATGCGGGCGCGCTCGCGGATGAAATCCTCGATGTTCATCGTTCTTTGCGCCATTTAGCCGCCATCGCAATCACCGACTTGAAGGCAATGCGCAACGGATGGGACATATTCCGCTGATTGGCTTCGGCCCATTCAGTCAACTGCTCAGCAGGGCTTTTGACCTTTGACCAGCTACCGGTGCCGCTGTTCTTGTAGGATTGGGACTGCGACACGCCGTGATAGTAACCGCCTGAGGATTGAACGACCGTCATGCCCTTGGCCACGGCCCGCTGGGTTTCTTCGTGGCTGCTTGTAATAACCTTGCCTTGGTTCCTAGATATGAAATGACGGTAGCATGCCTCTTTGACCAATTCAGGGCAGCCATATTCGGCGTATGCCAGATCGGGCACGTTATTAGACATCATTTCAGCGATTTCGTCGAACCGTTTGGTTTCAAACCACATTTCTTTGACTTGTGACTTAAGGTCCCAATTGTCGACAGTTTGGCGGTCGCGTTCAAGAGTCAGGAATTCAGGCTTGAAGTCATAGCCGTAATCGAGGTCAGTCTCACACACAAACAGGCCGCCCACGTACAAACGGCCTTTGTGATCTGCCAGGATGCGGCCTAGTTTGGTTTCGGCTAAAACCCCCACATCGGGTTGCATCAACAGGCAGCTGTCATAGATTGCTGTGGTGTCCGCGTGGCTAAGGCCCGCAATCATGAATTCCAGGTCGCGGTTGTCCCGTTCAACTTCGCTCATGTCGATGCACAGCACTTCGCCGCCGTAGTTTTCACTGTGGCGGAATTGCGACGTCCAGTCAAATTTCCCGTTGCGGATGGTTACCGGCAAGCCCTCACGGGCCAGCACCAACAAGGCCAACTTGTAGCCCTCGCCGAACTTACCGATTTTCGAATCATCCTGGGCTTTGGTGCTGTTGCCCAAAATCAGAGTGTTGATTGGCAGAGTGACGTCACGGCTAGTGACGTAGAAGGTATCGCCCTTGAAGGAGAATTCAAACGGCGCCTCTGAGTCAATGGCATTCTGCAACAGTTCACGGATGGCCTGGGGAATACCCCAAGACTCGACGTAGTTCGGGGACAGCGGGAGTTCGATAGTGCGGGTGATTGCGTTCAATTTGCTTCTCCTGGCGACAAGGAGAGGCGCCGTTTTGGCGCCTGCTCTGGTGTTAGTATTCTTTGCAGATCAGATCGTGGGCGCGGGTGATGGTGCTGCCCAAGCGCTCGTGGTCACGGTGTGCGACGGCAAACCGCTCAATGCCCTGCTTGATGAAGTCGATTGTGTCACCTGCAGGCAGGCTGGCCGGGTCCGGGTCCAGGCCGAACACGAGCCACGCCCATTCGATTGGCTTGATGCCCTTGTATGGTTCGGATTTGGTCGGATCAAGGGCGGTCAGACGGTCGATGCATTCCATACCCAGCATCTTGTCGATGACTTGACGCGACGTCGGACCTGCCGGGGTCGGCATTGCAGGCGGCACCGGCTTTTTGGGCTCGGGTTTGCCTTCCTTGTCGGTTTCTTTCAGGTCGTCCAGCATCGAGGGTTCATGCTCGATGGTCAGCGGTTCGCGGGTTTCCTTAATGGCATCACGCACCGTGTTACGAGTGACCGGCTGCTCGTCGGCCAATTTTTCACGGATGTGGATCAGGACGCTGTCCGGTGCGCTGATCAGTTCCTTGAGGGTACTGACCGGGAGGGCGTCGACCATTTCCTGCGTGATGCGGCCGTCGCCCACCATCGTGGCCAGGTTCATCAGCTTGTTGGCCGTTGATTTGTTGCCGATTTGGGTGTTCTTCTCACGCCATTGGCCGAACTGCAGGTCGCCTGGGATCAGGGCCCGCGCTTCGTTCAGGAGACGGCCGACCTTGATTTGCGCCTTGGCCACGTCTTTGGCGGTTGCCTCAACGATTTCGTTGATTTGGCCGCTGAGTTTGGTCAGTTTGGCGATGCCTGCACTGTCGACGCCGTGGTGCCATTTGCTGCCGTCCTGGGTGGATTTCGGGTCGGCTAGGGAGCCTGCCGGGCCTAGGCCCAGGGATGCGCGTTGGTCTTTGTAGATCATGGTTTTTCCCTTCTGTTGGATTGCGAAGCCTGGATTATATCACAAGCACAATGGCGTGAATACTACCGCTCGTCGCCGTCGCCTACAAATCGCCATGGGCCAACCGGACACCCAATCATTGACCCCTTTTCTTTATCGAATTTATAACGACCCTTACACCAAACATTAAGGTCGACCAGGGAGGGCCAGTTTTTGTGACGGGCAGTGAAAGTACCTTCCCATTTGCCCTTATATTCCGGCAGGCCCTCAAGCAGGTGCACTGCGCAGGGCGCCATATGCCAAGACACTTGGTCGCCGGACGGCAGATCAACGTACACTACGTGCCGCCATTCGTCATCAGGTTCTTTGGTGTCGTCCACGCCCCGGCCCGCTGGCCAACCGGCCGCAAGGGCAGCTTTGCAAAAGGCGATGGCCAAATTGTTGCGCTGGCGATAAACGTCGTTGATGTCAGTCATTCTTAAGGTCCCTTTCAATCATACGGTTGAGTTCATAACGCAGCTCCGTCATTTCGGAGTGCAACTTCTTCTGCTTAGCGTCGCGGTCGAGCCACAAGGCGGCCAGAGCTTTGACCAAGGCGGAATAAGCGTCCACGTCAGTAGCATAAACTTGGCTGTCCATGAGCATCCAATCCCGCGTGCCGACATAGCACTTTCTAGTGCTTTTGCAGCCTGTCTTGTGGCGAGTTGGATGTGGCCGAATTTGCTCGACACGGCGCATGCGAACGTTGATCATGAACAGTATCGGCAGTTCGACGACGCCGTTCATTGGAAGATCCACGCGTAAAAGTGCAGGAGGCCCGCAAAGGCACAAACGTACTGGGCGATCATACAACAACGCCCAAGTCAAACACGTGATAGGCCAAGTCATAACCGACTTGCGTGGTGCCCAGGAAATCTGCTTTGGTAAGCACAGAGCCGACATCCGCCCCGGTTTCAATCGAGGTGATCCGGCGAGTCACTTCAAACTCGTCAGAGTCCTGTAACACCCAAAGCACAGTGCTGCCATCCGACAGCGCACAGCACAGGATTTGCGCATTTTCTGGCATCACCAAGTCAGTGACGTCATTGTCGGTGATCACATACTTTTTAACGAATTTCATATCTATCTCCAAGGCTGGACTGCCCAGCGTTCAAATAATTGCTTGAGTTGTGCTGCTTCATTTTCATCTCGCAAAGCAGCGATTTCTTTGCCGTCGTTGCGCACGACGCTGTAGAACTGGCAGACGCCCGACCTTTTGGTTCGCCTGCGAGACGGAACGATTTGGTACGTCCAGCGCGGTTTCAATGTGCGACCGGGTACGTCATCGTGTCGGCCGTGACTCCCGGCGTCCACACCCAAACGCTTTGTACGCAGTCCAGTTTGTTTTCGCGCACATTGGCCAATTCGATGGCGTTCATAGGGCGACGCGGACAGGCGGACGGCAAATCGATGTCCACGTGACCCAAACAGACAGCACAGTAGGCGGGGCCTGCCATCGCCCCGCGCATGCAATGATCGTTTATTCGTTTTGTCCTCATATCAATTATCCACTATTTCGAATTTTCGATAGCCTGCGTCGTAAAGCGAGCTAGCTATTTCAGAAACCTGCGAATTGGTTGGGGGTGCACTATCGACTTTTCCGCATGCCGCCCATATCCGGTTTTGAATTTCAATCTTGCATGACTTCTCCCGCCCTTCCGCCGCGATCTGATCTGGCGTGCGGATAGGGCGGTTGTCGCCTTGAGGCTTGTAGCGATAGTTCTGGCCAGCCGCGATCATGGCCAAATCAAGTTTTTGATTGTAGCTTGCGTTATACATCGTGAAGATGATCCACGGCAAAATCCACAGGCCCCCGGTCAGGGCAGCGCCGATGAAGTGCAGGAAATGGGCAGTTTTGCGGCGCTGCGGCATGTATCCTGGGTATTGATTGCTCATAGCGATGCTCCTAGGACAAGGATTATGTACAAAGCGGCCCACACTAGCATGGAGCGCCAAAGAAGGCTGAGGACAAGTTTCAACGACATTTTGAGCACAGGAAATACTGCCCTATATTGGCCGTGCGCACGAAATGATTCATGGTGCCGCACCGGGGGCACTCTGCCCACACTTCCTTCAAAGGCACCGGGATGAACCATTTAGGGCCGTACAAACTTGCGCCGTCCAACGCGGCTCTGTTGATCGCCTCAATTCCTTCTGGTAAAGAAGACTTTCGTTTAGTTAGTCCGAGTGTGCCGCCAATCAGCTTGCGGATGCACTCGTTGGCGAACAGGGTGGCATTGACAACCTGGGCAAGCTCCAAGTCGCGGTGAGGCCCATTGGGGTGGTAGTCGTACCCTGGGCGCAGGGCAGAGAAGTTGTACTTGTTGTTCCACGGCGTGAGACGATCTGTAGTGGCCATTGGTCACTCTCCATAGGGCGTGCGGGTAGAGTCTCTAGTATAACATGACTTGGCGCCCCCGAATACTACCGTTCGTCGGCGTAAGGGAAATCTCCGGGGAGGTCCAACCCCCGGCAAGGGGAATATACCGCTCGTCGGGCGACATATCCTGACCGACCTGGGCCAGGATGCAGACGCCGCACACCGGACGGCTGATGGCGATGGCACGAAGCTTGCATGGCGCTCGGAATAGGCCGAAAGACCTCCGAAATGGGGAAGATTGATCATCATGGTCCGACCCTGGTCCGGGTCTATATGGCTGAATGTTGGACCCTCAGAGGCCGCGTCGGACGGGGGGAGGTCCGGGAGGTCCGGGAGGTCCAAGATTCTAAGATAGAGAAGGAGAAGAGACGAGATCCCCCCTCCCCTTGAAGAGCACGGCGGAGGTCGGTGCGGCTGCCTGGTACATACGCAAGGGGAGGTGCGCAGCGGGGGGAGGGATCTGCCGTCTCGCCGTCCGTATGCTCCGAATCTTGGACCTCCCGGACCGGGCGGACCAGCCCGCGAACGACGCGGCCTCTGGCGGTCCGGGGTCGGGTCCAGGGCAATGCGTCAGGGTCGGACCGGCCGGTGCGGCGGCGGTTACACTCTGGCACGAAGCTTGCATGCTCCCGGCAAATCCGCCCGGAGCCGAGCTTCTCGGAGGCCGGAGACGACGACGCCCGCGATGGGCGGGCGTCTGGTGGGGGTCGGGCGTTCGCGTGGCGTGGTGATACTTCCGGAGGTCACGGCGGGCCGGTCTAGATCCATCCCCGAATATCATCTGCCGCCTCCGACACGCTCGCGCCTTCGTCATATGCTTCACGTACCTGTTCGTGGAACGACGTGAAATCCTCAACCGAAAGTCCCAAATAGGCGGCCACCTGAGCCAGGTAATTCTGGAAATGGTCGACTACGGCCGGTTTCGGCTCCACCACGAAACCCCCGCAGTTGTCGCATTGGCGCGCCTGCTCGGTTTCATTGATTGAAAGCACCGTGTAGGTCACGGTGCCATTGCATGCCAGATGGTGTTTCATCATTGGTCCCCTTCCGGGCCGTCTAGTTCTTCGAAATAACCCGGTGCGCCGTCGTCACTGTCGTCAATCAGGTCGTCGCCCTTGATTGCGGCGGCCAGATCTTCCACGGTTTTCTCGCCGCGCTTGATGAGGGCCCGGATGCGGTTGCCTGCGTTCATCCGGCGCTGGCCCTTGTTCAGGCTTTGGTATTTTTCCCAGTGGGTTCCCGCCATTTCGCCGAACAGGTGGTCGGCCACGGCGCAGGTTTCGTCAGGGCTCAGGCCGCGCAGCAATTCTGCCACTTTGTCGCCATTGTCCACGGATTTGGCGCCGCTGTAGTTCACAGTCGGCACGTAGGTGGCACGGTATTTGGCCAGGGTTTCGGACATAGTGCCGGTTTCTTCCTCAGGCTCGTCGTCCAATTCCGGGTCATCATGCTCGTCAGCATACATCAGGGCGCCTTCTGCGGCCACCAGGCGGCTCACGTTGCGGCCATCAGCCAGTTTGACCCAGCGTCCTTTCACTTCAACGACAGTGGTTTCTTCTTCGTTGATCAGGACGTGCTGGCCTACTTCGATTTGTGCGGTCATGTCTATTTCCTCGGTAGAGAGGGCGGCGAAAGCCCCGATATGTTTATTGTACCAAACCCACTGCCGCCCGCAAATTACCGTTCGTCGGTCAGCAGATCAAATCTTCTTCAAAGGCCCTTTGTGCCAAAACCAAGATGTCCGCCCAGGGCAGTTCAAAGGCGCGCCCGTCGCTGTGGACGATCATAGGTTGGCGCGTCGGTTCAACAACCAGGATTTCAAGTTTGACACCATCGCCAGATGCTTCTCCGATGCGGGATGTGAAGCATAGCGGTTGCTTTTCGTGGATTTTGCCGATCATGGTTATACTCCAGCTTTTGCGGAAAATTCGAGGGATACAGCGTTTTTGCATACGACGATACGACTGCCGTCCGTGAACATGTAGACGTCCTTATTCTTGCGGTGGTCGCGGGTCATGCCCGCGCACAGCTTTTGGGCAAGCTTGCGGACCTGCCCGGCCGTGGCCAAGTGGTTCGATTTAAGCAGCTGTTCGGCGCGGGTCACGACATCACCCGCTTAACTTCAACAGACAGGGCGGTGATTTGATCGACCAGGATGTTAGCCTCAAATTGAGCCTCGCGGTTCAACACAAACTTGCGCAAGGCCAATTCACGGGCACGCAGCGAAATCAGTTGGGCCCGGAGGGCGGCTTCGTAGGCGGACATGGTGAAACTCCTTAGCAGACAAAACCTTCGACAGTGCCATCAGCGCGAAAAGTCACGCAGTAGATGACATCAGAATTCAATGGGCCGGTGGACAGGTAGCAATTCAGGTTGCCGAAGATGTTTATTGCTTGAGTGAATTTGAACATTTCCGTATCTCCTTTGATGGAGGCCCATTGTACCATGCAACCACCCTGCCGTCAATACACCGTTCATCGCCCGAATGTGCAATCTCGGGCGCGGGTTTGCGGGCGCGTGCGCTCCACAAAAGTTGGCCGCCGATATGCGTCAAAGGCTTGACGTAACCATCCCACCCATTGTCAAAAACTTGACGCCGGATTTCGGGCATGGTAAACTTCGACCTACGATCCCCGGAACACCGGGAGCTTGGACCATGAGAAAACATCAATATGACCCGCGCCTGTTCGACGACTGTGACCCTTACCGGATCCCCTACGGCGAGCAAGGCTATGACCCATTCTATGACCAGCCGTTGCCCAGGCTGACGGTCGCGGCTGCTCTCAATCCAAGCACGATGGCCGTACGTCAAGCCATCCTAGACGCCAGATTCAAGAGATTCCAGTATGAGCATCGACATCAAGCCATCAGAAATGAATCCAGTCGACTTAAAGCAGTTCTTGGCCGACGAGCGAGCTAATGGCTTCTTGAACCTTGCTCAGGACAAACGGGCATTTGCCCTGGCTTTTGTATCCGGCGCCTCTTATCTTGAGGCTGCTGACGAGGCCGGTATCCACAGGACTTCCGCCGCACGTACTCTGCGCGACCCCTTGGTGGCCTGCTTCATCAACTACTTGAACCAACAGAAAGAACATTACTCGCTGATTGACGCAAGCTTTATCGAGGTCCAGTACCTGCAGCTGTTCGCCAAACTAAATGGCGAAATAGAGGTGCCGATGCTGGACAAGGAAGGCACACCGATCAACCGCAAGGTGTTCCACTCGTCTGAGGCTGTTGCCGCCCTGCGCGACATGGCCAAAATCAGCGGGCACTACAAAGACGACCCAAGTTTAGTGCTGAACATCAATACAGCACTGACCGACGAACAACGCGCCATCCTGGATAAGACCCTGAATGACAGCTATTAATCACAAGGCAAGCCCTTTAGCCGAGGCCGTTAGCGGACCTCGGCTTTCGCTTGTCCCTGCGATTACGCCTGATCAAATGGTCACCCGAATCCGGGAGTTGTGCGAAAACGACTTCACCTTTTTCGTACGCTATTTTTTCAAGCACCGCAAAGGCGTTAAGTTCATTTTCAACGATCACCATCAAGTGATCTGCGATGACCTGATGAAGGTGCACAGCGGCGAAATCGAGGGCTACATTTGCAATATTCCTCCGCGCTACAGCAAAACCGAATTGATCGTGGTCCTATGGACTGTTTGGTGCTACGTCAGGAACCCTAAGTGCGAGTTCATACATTTGAGCTACGCGCAGCCTTTGGTGTTGGAAAATTCGGATGCAATCCGTACCATCATCAAATCGGCAGAATTCCAACAATTATGGCCTCACATCAAGACCAAGGATAACAAGGACGCTAAAGGCGCCTGGGCTACATCAGTGGGGGGCATGTTCCTAGCCACTCCAGCTGGCGGGGCGATCACTGGCTTCGGCGCCGGTCGCATGGATGAATGGAATGAGGCCGCCAATGATTACACCTTCTCGGGCGCCATCATAATCGATGACCCGTTGAAGCCGGACGACGCTCGCCATGACACCATGCGCAAGGCTGTCAACAAGCGTTGGGACGAAACGATCAAGTCCCGCCGCAACAGCCCCAAAACGCCGGTAGTCTGCGTGATGCAGCGCATACACGAGGACGACTTCACCGCTGAACTTCTGCGGGACACCTCGGTCAAGTGGTTCAACCGTATCATGTCGGCTATCGTCGACGAGGGTATGCCGACTGAGCGCGCCCTGTGGCCAGCCAAACATCGCCTTGAAATCCTGAAAGCGATGAAGGCTAAAAACCCGTACATATTCAGCGGGCAGTACGGCCAGAAACCTTCGCCAGACGGCGGCGGTATGATTCGTGGTGCATGGTTCGGCCGGTACAAAGTGCTGCCGAAAATGAAGTTCCGCAAAATCTACGTAGATACGGCGCAGAAAACCAAAGAACGCCACGACTACAGCGTATTCGAGGTTTGGGGCCTGGGCGAGGACGGCAATATCTACTTGATCGACCTCAAGCGCGATAAGTGGGAATCGCCAGAGCTGCGCAAGAATGCTCGCGATTTCTGGATCAAGCACAAGGCTGTGGATGTCCTGAACCTGGGTCATCTGCGCCAAATGCGTGTGGAAGATAAGGCCAGCGGCACCGACCTTATACAGTCGCTGAAACGCGACAAAGTGCACCCTATTCCGATCTTTGCCCAACAGCGAAGCATAGACAAAGTCACCCGCGTGGGTGACGCAGCGCCGTACATTGAGTCGGGCTATGTTTTCATACCTGACTCCGACCTGGGCATGCCTTGGGTCAGCGATTTCGTGTCGGAATGTGAATCGTTCACAGCCGATGATACTCATGCTTATGACGACCAAGTTGACCCCCTGTGTGATGCCATCATGGACATGCTGGGCGGGCGCGACGTCGCAAGTATTTGGGCGCAGATGACATGAGCCGCAAAAAAGGAAAGCCACCGGCATCAGTAGTAGCGGCCCGCGCCCACGACGGTTTTAACAACCTCGTGCAGAAGTCGGGCATAGTACCCGGCATGAACTCTGTGTCGGCCGGTCAGTACAACCTGACTTCGCTGCTGAGCCGTAATCGGATCAAGCTTGAGGCGATGTATCGCCAGAACTGGATTACCGGTTCGATGGTTGACAGCGTAGCCGAAGACATGACCCGTGCGGGCATGGACCTTTCTGGCGACGTGGACCCGGTGCAAATCGAGGGCGTGCAAGCGGCCTTCGACGAATTGAAAATTTGGGATGCGCTGCTTGATACTATCAAATGGGCTCGTCTGTACGGCGGCGCGGTAGCGATCATCCAGATTGAAGGCCAGGACCTGACCTCCCCGTTGCGGGTAGAGACTATCGGCCTGGGCCAGTTCCAAGGTTTGGCGGTTTATGACCGTTGGATGGTGCAGCCTGATTTGGCGCGCATGATCCCGTCCGGCCCTGATATTGGCCTGCCGATGTATTATCGCGTAGTCAGCGACTATGACGCGACCAGCCAGACCTACGCTTATGGGCAGTCGATTCACTACACCCGCTTGATTCGCCAAATCGGCATCAAGCTGCCGCCATACCAGGCGATGACCGAAGAATATTGGGGAGAGTCGGTACTTGAGCGCCTAGAAGACCGACTGATTTCGTTTGATACGGCGACCATGGGCGCGGCCAACCTCATTGACAAGGCCCACCTTCGGATGATCGGCATCGACGGCCTGCGCGACATTTTGGCAGCAGGCGGCCCGGCCGAAGAAAACCTGGTCAAGATGTTCAGTTACGTGCGCCAAATGCAGACCAACGAAGGCATCACGCTGTTGGACAAAAACGACACCTGGGCCACCGGTACCTATACATTCGCTGGCTTGGCCGACATGATGCTGCAGTTTGGCCAACAGCTGTCGGGTGCTACTCAGATTCCTTTGGTGCGCCTGTTCGGCATGTCACCAGCGGGGCTGAACGCAACAGGCGAGAGCGATCTGCGCACTTATTATGATGGCATCGGTACCAAACAAGAGTCGAACCTGCGTACAGGTGTATTGACTCTGATAAACATCGTGTTCCGGTCGCTGTACGGCATCGATGCACCGAAATCGCTGAAAATGAAGTTCGCTCCGTTGTGGCAGACCTCTGACACCGAACGGGCCACCAACGCCAAAACTGTTACAGAAACTATTGTGGGGGCCCACGAGGCCGGTTTGGTCAGCACTGCCGTCGCGATGAAAGAGTTGCGTCAACAATCTGATGATACCGGCATTTTCGGCAACATCAGTGACGAGGACATCCAGGCGGCCGAGCTTGAGCCGCCGCCGTCAGCGCCAACCGAGGCTGTGGCGCCTGCGACACCAAATCCGCTCGAAGCTCCGGCAGTCGAGAGCAAGCCTACAGTTACGCAGCGCCTTTTGGCGTGGGTTAAAGGGCAATGAGAGCTTTAACGTTTGACGCAAAGCAGCCGAAGTTCAAGTACCCCCGGACGATTGAGGGTGAGTACAACAAACAACTTCGGGCTGTGGCACGTCAAGTAGGGCACATAATCAGCCTGTACCAGAATGGCTCGACTCTGCTGTCCGGCCTGGACAAGGCTTTGGAAGCGTACGCAGTGACACTAGGCCCATGGGCACAGAACGTGGCCCGTAGGATGATAGAAGCGGTAGAGAAATCGAATTACCGCCATTGGAAGGCTGAGTCCAAGAAAATCAGCAAAGAATTGAGGGCCGACCCGAATGTTGCAATCGGGCGTTTGCTGCAGCAAGAACAGGTGACGCTGATCACTTCACTGCCGATAGAAGCCGGGATACGCGCCCAGGAATTGGCGTTCCAAGCGGCAACAGGCGGCAGACGTGCGGATGAAGTGGCAAAGGAAATCGCTCGTAGCGGCGAGGTTACAGCATCCAGGGCGACACTGATCGCCAGGACTGAGGTAGCCAAAGCCAACTCAGTCATTACTGAGGCAAGATCGAAAGAGGCGGGCGCTACACATTACATATGGCGGACGGCCGAAGACGAAGCGGTCCGCGAATCGCATGCTGAAATGGAAGGCGTCGTGGTTGCTTGGGATGAAGTCCCTACATTGAGCGATGGAACGACGACCCACGCGGGGCAGATTTACAACTGCCGTTGCTATCCTGAACCGATTATAGAGTGATAACATGGCCGGTATAGTTAAAACTCAAGACGCGCAATTCTTCGCAACGGCGCGCATCAGCGAAAACATGGTCACCACGCCAGAAGGTTTTCTGCTGTGCATCGGTGTTCCTATCGCCAGGACCGGCGAGCTGCTGTACGCCGAAGGTGAGTTGGTAAATGAAGATGGCGACGATGTAGTTGAAGCCGTTGACGGCAAAGTTACCATCGTTCGCGATGAAGACGCCTTGTTTGACCCGGCCGCTATGGCTAGTTTCGAAGGCAAGTCCATCACTATCGGCCACCCACAAGATTTCGTCAATCCACAGAATTGGATGCAAGTGGCAGTCGGTCATATGCAAAATATCCGTCGAGGAACAGGGGCCGACGCGGATAAGTTACTTGCAGACCTTCTGATTGTGGCCCAGGCCGCGATTGACATGGTTAAAGCCGGGCTGCGTGAAGTGTCCTTGGGATACGACGCGGCCTACGAACAAACGGACCCTGGATACGGGGTCCAAACAGGAATCGTGGGCAACCACGTGGCGCTAGTTCGGAAAGGCCGTAATGGCTCCGAAGTGGCTGTACGGGACTCTGCGCCCGAATTTAAACCAAAGGGTACTACCATGAGTGCTGCAAAAGCAAAAATCATGAAATTACTCGGGCGCGCTGTTGATGAAGCCATGCCCGAAGAAAAACCTGCTGCACCGGCCGCTGATGAAGGCGGTATCGATGCTCGCATGGCCAAAATCGAGGACATGTTGGTCAAATTGACTGATAGTGCAGCTCCTGCCGCCGCCGCAGCTCCTGCCGCCGACGAAATCGACCCGGAACTGGACAAGCGCCTGGCCGCCATCGAAGCCGCTTTGGCTAAGATGATCGAAATGAAGGCTCCGGCCGCGCCAGTGGTTGACGCCGCTCCACCTGCTGTCACCAAAGACAACGCAGGCGTCGTGATGTGCAAGGACGCTGCTACCCTCTCGGCCGCTGAGATTTTGGTGCCCGGCATCGCCAATAGTGCCACTCTGGTCAAGGACGTACTGACCAAGTTCGGTGAGACTACCGATGGTGCGGCCGTGCTGAAAACCTTCGACTCCATCAAGGACGACACCGCCAAATTGTTGGCGTCAGCCGAAGTGATGAAGGTCAGCCGCCAACAGCAACTGTCGTATAAGCCGACCGATTTCGCGTCGCTGCGCGCCGGTACGGCAGATGGCAAGGGTGGTCCTCCGTCGCCGGAAGCAATCAACGCCGCCAACGCCAAACGCTACGGCGGCCAATAATTAACCCAGCAATCCATCCTTAGTTGGAGTGTCACCATGACTGCTTACTTGTACAAGGCTCCCGCTGGCATTGCTGGCGCAATTACTCGGGTTGACGATACCACTGTCGAGCCCGGTTTCCTGGCCGCTGCAAACGGCCCAACCCTGTTCGGCCAGCCGGTCAAAGTTGACCCGGCTACCGGCAAATTCCTGCTGATGGGCCTGACTTCGGTTGCGGCCGATTTCTACGGCATCTTGATCCGTGAAGTGCCGTCCATCGGCAACTCGGCCACTGCCCAGGGCTTCAACGACGGCGGCCCTAACCTGGGCTCGGCACACGGCATCGCGGTCAAAGGCTATGTCAACGTGGTTTGCGGCACCGGCACCCCGGTTCGCGGCGGCGCGGTTTACGTCCGTATCGTGGACGGCGGCGCGGGTAAGCCGGTCGGTATTTTCGAAGCGACCGCCGATGGCGCCAATAGCGTTCTTGTGCCAGAACTGTCGTGGGCCGTTAACGGTCGCGATACCGCCAACGGTAACATCGCCGAGGTACGTA